ATGTTACTAATAATGCTTCGTTTTCTTTGGCGTAATCCGTTAATGTACTTACAACAAATGCCATAATTTTTCTTTTTTAAAATTTTTAATTTAAAGTTTTAACTCTTTCCAAGAATCGCTCTATTTTGTCAGCCTTAGGCTCAACGATTCTAAAATTGTTTTTTGGATTTTGGATTGGATCAGCTACTGGAGTCTTTGAAAATCCTTCCAATACGCTTAACATCTCACTAAATCCTTGATTAAACTTGCTTTCTAATTCTCCTAACTTGCTTTTTAATGCCTCATTCTCGGCTTGCAAGTAAGTAATAGTAGCATTCATTTCATCAAATTGAGAATCGGCTTCCATAGGAGCTTCTTCTGAAGTTGGAAGTTCGCCTACTGGACTTTCAATTCCTTCGACTTTACCACCAGCAACGGTCATCATAGTACCATCAGCTAATTCATACTCGCCATCGGGAGCAGAAACTGAGTTACCTGAATCGTCAACAAGCATAGCATCTGCACCAATCTCTAAACTTGATAAGTCAATCTTACTACCATCTTTAAGGTCGTAAGTTTCAAATACCAATTGAGTCGCTGGCTCAGGTGCAATTTCTTCAGTTTGTTGAACGGAATTATCCGCTAACATAACTTTAATTTTTTCAATTGCTTCTGAAACGTTCATAAATTGTTTTTACTATTGTTTGATTATAAATAGAGTTATAAAAAAAGTTTATCGTTTATAAAAATAAAATTAAATAAAGTTTTTTTATTTAATAATTATTTGTATCTTTGATATGTAGTCAGTGTGCTACTATTTAAACCTTTAAAAATATGAATGCTTTAAAAAAAGAACTTGCCTACGGTGCGGCTTACAATGTTTTTTATAATGCAAATCGCCAAGATCGTAATGGACTTAATGAAAGTCAGATCAAATTATTAAACTGGCTTGAGCCAAGTATGGCAAATGCCTATGCTTTTGCAATGGTTGAAAGTAGAGGAAATCAAAAAAAGAGTCTTGCTTTTATTCACAAATTTTATGCCGTTGAAAATCTCAAAATTATTTTTGAGGCATTGAATAATGGAAAATCAGAAGAAGAAATTATTGGGCTAATTAATATTTAGCCCAATAAAAATAAAATTAAAAAAAGTTTTATTATTTAAAATTTATTCGTACTTTTATTCAGTAATCAGTTATCAACTTAAACCTTTAAAAAAATGATCTATTTAGTTTTAATTTTCGCATTGCTTGTTCAATTAATTGTCAACAATCAAATTCAACAAAACGGTCACATTAATTAATAAACTTAAACTCAATCATTATGAAAAATTTAATCAGTAATTATGCCAGTGTTAATGTCGGTCTTGAGATTAACTTAGAAACTAAAAGTGCTTTTGGCCGAAACTTAAGAGGAAAAAGCATTTATGCAAAACCAATTTTCAATTATCGATTCAGTAGTGTTGATCAAATGATGGCTTGGCTTGACAAAGATTTAGCACGTCGGTTAGAAATTAAGGCTCATGAAGTTGCAAGAAGAGAAGAGAAAAAAAGAGCGCTTGAAAATAATCCTTACTGCGTTGGAGATGTTATGTATGATAGTTGGGGATATGATCAGACTAATATTGACTTCTACCAGGTAATCGAAGTAAAAAATAAAAGTGTGTTACTTCAACCGATTAACGGAAAGATGATTCCAAGTGAGGGTTATAGCAGCATGGCTGGATTAACTGCTCCAGTTAAAAATAGTTTCTACGGGAAACCAATCAGAAAAAATGTCAGCGCTTGGGTTAGTAATGGAAATCCCAGTTATTATTTAAAAATTAGCCACGGAATTATTAAAAAGTATGAAAATGAAGAGCGTGGAGTTTATTGCAGTTGGTATGCTTAAAAATGAAAATATGGAAAGTCAATTAATTCAGAGAGCCAGGCAACTGGCTTTCGCTTATCATGAAAATCAAAAATATGGGTTACATGAATATTCTTATCATTTGGAATCAGTTGTAGAATTAGTAAAATTATATAGCTACATGATTCCTGAGAATTTAAAAGAAGAGGCTATTTGTGCCGCTTATTTACATGATATCCTTGAAGATACACTATGTACCCAAGATGAAATTTTAAGAGCCTTAAATCCAAGGATTTTATTAATAGTAAAATTACTTACTAAGAACGAATCTAACTTGGAAAAGTATTTTAATAAAATTGCCCTGGATGATTTAGCAATTTTTTTAAAACTATGTGATAGATACTCAAATATTTTAGAAAGTATTAAGAATGGCAACAATAGAAAGTTAGCTAAATACAAAGAGCAAAACCCATTATTTATTAGGATTTTGCTCGATAAAAAATATAATGATTTAATTGAAGAAATTAAAAAGCTTTTTAAAACTGATTAATAACTTTTATATTCAGCCTCGCTGATCTCTTTCCCACCTTGATAAATTGTCTCCATTGCTAAGTCGGTGTTGAATGCTAAGTTGTATTCTGCACCGCCTTTTCTTTTAGCTATAAGATTAGCATTTTGTGGAAGACTTTTAATTACCAATTCTTCGCTTTCTAAAAGCATAAAAACTGGTTCGCTATTTAAGCGTTCTATTAAATTTGTTAAGTCACTCATATCTACAATATATAAAATTTTATTTAAAAAGAAAAGTTTTTATAGTAATTTATTGACTGAGATTTAAGGTCTTCAAGTTTTTTAGCATTTGCTACCGTTGGGCGCTCTGCGTTTAATAATCTTATTTCTTCATAAAGCTTATGGCCTTGGCCTCCAGGCAATCCCGTTTTATTTGCAATTTCATTATATTTTTTATCTCCTAAAACTGATCTTGCGCTTGATTCTTTTTCTTTAGCGTAAATCATAGCTGGAGTATTTATTTGCATTTCTGCAATTGTTCCATTTTCGGTTTTAAAATTGGCAATAGTTCCTGAATATCCAAAATATTGATCTCCTTGTTGAATTTTTATTCTACCTCCATTCTCTGCACTAAATCTTGGATCAGAAGCAATTAAACTTCTTGCAGATTCTATATTATTGGAGTCAATTACTACCGTATTTCTGACTGCATCTTTTATTGCATCTACTTTACCGCCTTCTTCATCATTTACTTTTCTTAAAATACTATCTTCTGATTTTAAATTTATTGGAGTTACAACACCACCTAATTTTTCAGCATAGTCTTTTCCTACTTTATCTACTTCCGAGGATGAAGCTTTAGCGCCTTGTCTTAATGATGAAATTCTCGGATCGCCTGGTTTTACGATTGCCACTTTCGGCATTCTACCAGTACCCTTTGATTCTTTTTCTGATCCACCTTCTGGCCTTCTACCACTACCAGGACCACCAAAATCTATTTGTTCTAAAATCGAACATATCTCAGACCATAGCGATTCTTCAACGCTCATCGGTTGCTTTTCTTTCTTGTAATTAAATATCCCTTCAACACTAAATCCTTTAAATTCTCCTGATTTAATCTTATTCCAAACTGATTCATTTTCTACTTTAAAACTTCCAAACCAAGAGCCTTCGGGTGCATCTTCAAATCCTTTCATTGCCATTACTCCCCTTGAAGAATCGACAATAAACGATTCATACATGGTTACCCCTTCAACTGCCAAAGCTTCATCGTGCATCAAGTTTACGTTTGATTGATAACCTTTCTTAAAGAACTTTTGTGCTATCTTCTCAATCGTATCCTTAGTAAACGTAACGTAATACTCTCCGTTTTGATCATTGCGATAAATAGGAGTATCGGCTAACATTAAAGCGCCCGAAACGATTCTTCTATCTTCGGACTGAATAACAAATTTACTTTTATTTTCTTTAAACTTTAGAAAATCTCTTTCAATTGCTGGTCTATCTACCAAAGCAACGAAGTCAACTTCAACGTCATCGTTTAAATCTTCACTTATTTCTAATTGATAAATCGGTAATTTCATATTATTTGTTTTTAAATTCTTGCTGAGTTTTCTATTCTTCTAATTCTTTTTTGACTACCCGTAATATCCGACTCAACAACGTATGCTCTTGCCGCAACATTACCAATAGCATTTAAAGATGTTTGGTCTAATTGTGTTGGAGCGTTAGGAGTAAAACTTGGAGTTACGGGTGCAGCCATTAATCTTGGAGACATACTTCCACTTGTATCACTTGCACCGCCAGGAACTGGAGTGTTAATAATTGATTGCACGGTCATTAATCCTTGTGCAATTGTAGCGGCAGCGGCAATAAATGAAAATGGCGCTGGTAAATCTTTTAATGCTCTTGATGCTCCAACATAAGTATTAATCGTAGCATCTACAATACCTAATGCTTTACTAAGTACCGTTCCTTCTCCAGCTAATTGCGCAGCCGTTCTTAATCCATTGCTAATAACTCCTAATTTTTCATCTTCAGTTAATTTTCTTATTTTAACTTCATTTTCAGCACCTTTTTGAATAGAATTATTAACTGCATTAATAAGAAGATTTTGGGTTTTTAATTTTTCTTTTGCTTCCTTATCTGCTTGCTTTTCAAGTTTTTTTAATTGTTTTTCAGCATATTCATCTGCTTCTTTTTCAAATAACTTTCTACGTTCTTTAGCTAATATAAATTTTTCATACTCATATTTTTTTTCAATCTGCAATAAAGCCTCTTGATGACCAGCAAATAATTCTTTGTCAATAGCATATTGAGCCTTTAAATCTGCTAACTTATTTTCATATTCAGTACCTCCAATTTTTTGTAATTCAAAAAGCCTTTTAATTCTTGATTCATTTAAAGCAGTTTCTTTATCGGCTTCTTCTTCTCTTTTCTTTAATTCTTTATCGGCAGCAGCTTGATTAATTTTACTTACATCAAGTTTATATCCAGCTAAATCATTCTTTAATTTAGTAATTTGTTTATTAGTTTCATTTGCAGTTTTCTCTCCTTTTTCTTTTACTTCTTTAGGGTCAAAAAGTAATCCAGCTAATCCCCCACTAAATTTTTCTTCTAATCCAAAATTCTTTCCAAATGCTTGACCTACTTCATCAACTGTTTTTAATAATATTGTTAATGGAAATTGAATAAATCGTATTACATTTTGTAGTATATCTTTATTTCTTTGAGCAATTTCTTCTTGTGATTTAGCAACTGATTGTTGAGTTTCTAATAAAGCAACTTGACTATTAATAGTTTCTTCTGTTTGCTTTATTTTAATAGCAAGTATTTCCTTTTCGCTTTTCCCTTGAAGTTTTAATAAATTTTCAGATTCGGTTATTGCATCTAAATTTTTCTTTTGAGCATCAGCAGTTTTTTGAGTATCTGCAAGTACTTTCTTTTGTTCTGATGTTACTCCACCAAGTATCTCTTTGATATCATCCCAATAAGCGACAATTAAACCTAATGCAACCACCAATAAACCTATTCCAGTCGACCCAATCGCAGCACGAATTGCTTTAAAAGCATCTAAAACGACTGACTTTAAAACGGCAAATGAATCTTTTAATTCTCCTAATGCTTCTAATCCTTGTGATAATGCTAAAGCCGATTGTACTTTTAATAAGGTTTTAGCTACATCTTCAGACTCAACCCCAAACAATCCAATTGCGCCTTGTAAACCTCCGAATGCGCTGGCTAATCCACTTAAAGCCGAAGTCGCAGCCTTAAATTTTGTGTCAGGGTTAAAACCGTTAATTAATTGATTTGATAAATCTATTTGGTCACGAAGTTGTCCAGCACGTTTTGCTGCTTCGGTTGCCTCCTTTGAAGTTACTCCATACTTTTCCGCTAATAATGCAACCTGAGCAGTCGCATCACGGAGTTGTTTTTTTATTGAAACAACCGTTTCCTCAGCTTGCTTACCGCCCGTAAATTGTAAATCAATTCCTACTATTTCATTCGCCATATTAACTTGGGTAAAATAATTCTATTACTCTTAACAATTCACATTTGGTTGTTTGGGGAATGCTTGGATTAAAATCAACTACTTTATTTAACCTCCATAATGCGCCATCAATATAAATCAGTTGAGCAAAATCGAGAGAATAAATATCTTGTACGGTTAAATATAAATAGCAAGTTAGAAGCTTACTATCTTTGTTTATTATTTCAGCTAAATATTCATCCCACCACGCATTAAATAAATTAGCCGTAGGATAAGAATTTGATAAACTAAAATAAACTTCATTTGGTACTCCAAAATTAATATCTAATGTTGGCTCAGCTGGGTCATCTAAATGACCGGCATATCCGTAAGTACTTAATGCCGAAGATAAATTGCCTTGTCCTTGTGAAGATTCTTGTTTAATTCTCCATCCAGTTGCAGTCGTAGAACTTTTAAATAACATAATTCTAATGTTATTATCTTTTCTTTCTTGTTTTAAAACATCATTTTCTTTAATTGCCTTGTATAAATTGGCTCTTAATTTATTGTCTCCACCACTTTCAGCAGTTAAAATACTTGGACTAAATATAACTTTTACTTCCGTTCTATCTTCGGCAAATTGGAAGCCAGTATCTTCTTTCCTATCTCCATAAGATTCATTATATTTTTTAAAATAAATTTCATTATAATAGTCATCATCTTCGGTATAAACATAATCGTAATACCTTGAATTTAATTCCGACATTGGTTTAATAGAAATCTCTTTTGAATAATCTAACTTATCAGACCAATCAATTGAATCGGCAATAGGGTCAGAAAGTAAAAGTAGTCCTGTAGCATCTCCCGTTTCCCCGTGCAATAATAATTCTCCGACATCATTTACTTTTAAAAATCCAGCACCTCGCCTATAAAATTCTATATAAGGTTCAATTAATAAATGAGTTGTTATTTTCGGGTCTTCATAAACGTACAAATTAAACATCCTACATATTGAAGCGAAGAAGTCTTTTTGTTGTATTCCTTTTGGAAGCAAATGACCCATCACTAAATTTGAATTTCTAATAGCATTTGCAGATTGAGCGTAATCGGCTACAAACTCTAAAAATAAATTGGGGTCTAAAGTAACATACGTTTCACTTACAGTAAAATTTGCATCGACATTAATAACGTCTCCAACACCTAATAAAGTTGACATAAGCCAATCAATATTAAATTCTTGATAATCGGTAACTGAAGTAAAAGTTTCCGTGTATAATAAAGTTGCTGATTGATATACTGAAAGTGTAAATGTTCCTAGTCTTGATAATGAAATTTTACCATAGAGCCTTACTTTACCAAGTGCTGAACCTGAGCCAGCAAAAGTAAAAGATTGATTAGTTGCGTCTTTTGTAAAATTTACTAAATTGGTTATTGTATTAAATGCCAAAGTACCTCCAGCACTTGTACTTGAACCACTATCTAAAGCATTATTACCATAAACCAATAATAAATCCTTTGTTAATTGCTCAAGGTTTGCCTTGTTATTGGGTATAATTAAACTCTTAAAAAAAGGCGTATCAAAAAATGCAGAAGTATACGTGTAATCTGAATTTATAATAATTCTATCTATTATTTCGTGTACAAAAAATGCTGGTCTAAAGGCATTCAAATGCCAATCGTGTCCTGAATTATTTGCTGGATGTCTGCATAGTCCGTAATCAATTAAAGGATATACAATACCTACTCCACTTGCAACACCCGAAGCACTCCAAGAATTGGCTACATTGGTTTCATTCCAAGCTTGATTATACTGATTAAAGTCAGTCATATCCTCAAGCAATTTATTTCCGATTGCGGAGGCAAAGCCACCCAATTCTCCAAAAACAACGCATTGATATTCGATAACTCCGTTCTGAATGGTTATCTCCAAAAGGCGAAGAACTCCCTTAAATACTTGTATCTTATTAACAAATATCTGACAATTTGCTTGTCGTGTCGGGTCGAAATTATTATTAACATTAATCGTATTGCCGTTGATGTCAGTTGTACTAATATTACCACTGGTAAAATTATAAATATGACCAAAAATCTTGTTATTATTAGCGTTGCCAGGTACGTTAATTGTTTTCGAATAGTTCGTATTCCTCGCTGAAAAGTCTTTAATGTCATCTATTGCGTAGTTTAATTCTGCTCCTAAATCTTCAAATAAATCAAGTCGTTGTTGTTCAACTATTATTTCGGTTATCATTATCTAAATTGGCTAAATTGTTTTTGACCTAAATCAAACTGAAGTTGGTAGTTAAATAATTTATCTGAAGTACTTGTTTTTTCTTGGTAGTTAGTATCCTTCATAACGATTGGATAATAATCGCTAACTCCTCCATTAATGATATGTAAATAAACCTCATTAGAAGCAAGCAATTCAGAGCCAAGCGCATAATCTACCGCCGATACATAATCACTCGTTACAAGGTAACTCCAATCAATCTGCGTGGCTAATGCTTGCACTCCACCATAATGAACTCCCGAACTTGACTTATGAGCCATTGTAATTCCGCTCCTTTGATATTCAGCAGTTTGATAAGTCGTTCTTTTAAAATTCTTTTGTTGGCGATTAAGTAACCTAAAACCAAAAGTGTCATATCCTCCGAATTGATTTTGAAATACTAAATTAACGGCAGTAAATCTTGGCGCACATACTTGCTTCATTATCATTGTGTCTGAGCCAATCGTTATTTTATATCCGTAGGTAGCATCGGTAATAAATGAAGTACCTAAATAAGTATTAATTGCGCTTGGACTTAAATCTAAAAGCAAAGATGAAAGGCTTGATAATGTTCCTCCAGTAGATGGACTTCCGCTATTGCTACCATCCTCATTTATCTTTTGAATCGTTGCCGTTACTGCTGATAAGTTGGCATTAAAATAAGTAATGTAAAACTTTTCGCCATTTATTACCTCGCCAGCAGTTCGGTCTCTTGTCGTTAAAAACTTATTAGCATAAGTAGAAATAGAAGTTCTAAATGGATTTAGAGAATAGTTCCATCCTTTGGCAGTTGCTGAAGTTCTAAAAATAAGTTCTTGTCCAACCCATTCTTCTCCCAAATTTATCGTATAGTCAACGAATAAGAATGAACCAGCGAAGTGTAAGAGTGAACTTCCTGATGGGTTAAAACCGCTTCCAAGATAGTTTCGGACAATGGGAGCGACATCAAGTACACCATATCCCCCTGAGTCGGGATAATTTTTAAGTGTGGCGATGTCTGCTCCACCAATTTGTATTTTAAATACATATTTAAAAGAAGATTGTGAATTATTGCTTGAAGAAACTATATGCCATAAACTATCGTGAGCCGATGTATATGATGCTGGTACTAATTCGCTTGCGTATGCCATTATTAAAGTGTTTGTGTAATATTTAATATAATATCCTGACCTAATGCTTTTGCTAATTTTACTCTAAATTCTTCATTAAATACCTTTGGAAGATTATCATCAAAAAATCCAACTCTATTTAATCCTCTTCGTTTAATATTCTCAGCAGTTTTTTGTGCTAAAAATCTTAAATTTTTTTTCTCATCAACTATTTTAGCAATTTTCTTTCTCTTTGTTTGTAATCCTTTTAACCCTTTTCTTTGGTCTTCGTTCTTAATATAATTTTTATGCCTTAAATACCATTGCATTATGGCTTCAATAAACTCGCCCGATACATTTAAATCTTTAAAGCTATAAGGCGAATCTGCATTTTTACTGCTCTTGACTCCTTTTACTCCCTTGTTTTGATACTTACCGTATTCGCTTGCTGGATTCTTTTTATCATATCCAATCGTTATTCCTAATATTCCTTGCTTATTATAAATTTCAGAAAAAACGATATCTGACATTTTACCAGTATCAATCTTTCTTTTTTTACGAATTGTTTGTTGAGCAAGTTTTATAAATTTATCAGCAGCATCATAAATAACTTTTTGTACTTCTGAATTAGCACCTCCAACTTGATATTCTTTACGACTGCTTCCGCCTACCGTAAAATTTTTACCTAATGTTTCTTGTGCTTTAAGAATACTTGCCATATACTTTCTTTTTTTGCTCTAAATCAAAGTTGTTTTTTGCTACGATATAACTCAAAGAATTTAATGCTTCAATAGTAGATATTTCGTAGACATCATTTAATTTAATTCGTAAGTGGTCTGCGATGAGAGTTGATTGATAAATCCATCCAAATCGCTCCATAAATCCTTTGTTATCACTTCTATCTCCAACTCGCTCAACCCCTTCTGTATCAACTCGTTCCTCGAAGAGTCCACTATAATTCTTATCGAGTCCCTTAATACTTGACAAAAAAAAACCAATGACCCATAAACCGATTCAAATGGCGCAGACAATAAATCGTTTGCATATTCTTCGTGTTTAGTAGAATCATATTTGGCAACCTTCCAACCTCTCCAAGTCAATTTCATAGGAACTACCATTGAAGCAGCAATCTTATGTAAATTATTAGTTACATCTTCAGCAAAGAATTTTGTTTCAATATACCTTGCATAAGACATATTTCGAACATCAAAAATACACTTGTATCTTTTGCTTCCTACCTTAATATAATTTTGTGGTTTAGGTTTTGGCTGAGTAGTATTTACCCACTCAATTTTTGTTAATTCATCTTTTAATTCTTTTAAAGACAATGAATCAATTTGTCCTTCCGTTTGGTTTTTTAGTATTGCTAATGTCTTAACTGCAATATCCAAGAACGTATCGCCTTCGCTTTGCTTTAGTGCGATGTTTTGAATTTGTTGCCATTGCCATACCGTGACATCTTTCCAGTTCATATTTATAAATAGCTAATTAAACAAAGTTGTATCTGCCCGTTCCTGACTTAAAATCAAACTTGCGCCATGCTAATGCTAATGCACATACGCAGTCATCCGTAAAGCCAGTCGGTGCAGAATACTTTACTCCGTGTGATGTGTATTGATACTCAAAAACTTCTAATTCATTCTTAATCATTCCTTCAGGATAATGTACTCGCTCCTGATGGATTGCTACTTGAAGACCTAACATTAATTCTTGCTTACTTTGGCTTGTAAATTTAAAGCCTTCTATATCCATGCCTTCCCGTTGTAATTGCTCGACTATTGGGTCACCTACTCCAGTACTATCAATTAACATCGGTGCTTTTGGTAAATTGCGGATTATGTTCTGAGTCGATGCCCAATCCTTCTGAAATCGGTCATAGTAAGCCACATTACCACTATTGTCTAAACCGATAATTACAGTCCAATCTGAGTACTTTGCCAAATCGACTCCGTAACATTTAACAATATTGCTTGAAATGTCCGATGTACACTTACTTATTGCCTCGCTTCCAAAAGGATTCGCAGCGTTCTCAGCTGGGTTAGCCATGTACTCTTGTTCGAATACTACATTTGGCAGTTCCTTTTTAGCCGAATCAATCTCAGATGTAAGAATAAATGGATTATCATAGGTACTAAACTTAAATGATTCCCAATCTGCACTAGCATTTACACCATTTAAAAACAAAGAATAGAAGTAATTCTTGCCTCTTGGAGTGGATAAGAATATTGCCTTGCCTTGATAATCGGTAAGCGTTGGTCTTATTGAATTTTGCCACCCACTTTCCAAGTCAGGAATGTACGAAGCTTCATCGATAATGGCATAGTGAAACTTTAAACCACGAAGATTATCCAATCGTTCTCCAGTAAAGAATCGAATCTCGCCTCCACTAATAAGTTTAAAAGTTAAATCGCTTCGGTTAGGCACTGCGATATTGCTCGGCATAAGCCTTGCAAGTTCATCAAAGAATACTTTGGCAAGTTGGTAGGTTGGAGTAATGTATGCCACACGTTTTCCTTGCATTGCTTCAATACAAGTGATGACCTGGCATATAAGTGATTTGCCCCATCGCCTACCCGACATGAGAACTTTAAACCTGGCTTTAGATTCTAAGACTTTAGCTTGGTTCTTGTGTGGTTTCGGGAGTACTATGTTCGTTTGCAAAACTTATTATTACTTCTTGTTTCTCCTCGTTCTTCGCTCGGTCAGTCCAACCTAAAAGATTCTTTGCATAGAAAATACCTTTGCCTTCATTAGCCACGACATCCGCTGCCAATGCTCTAAATAATTCATCAATCTGTTTGGTTATCTTATGGCAAGGATGGTCTTCTCTATTAAGAACTTCGTAATATGTGGCTCTTGAATAAAACTCAAAGCCTTGTCTTGGTAGCCATATCAATAAAAAGAAACTAATCGTTGGTAGATGGCGCTCTCGAATTATCTTAACTCCAGCGCCCGTTGCCACTTCCTTAGTTGAGTTCAAGCAATAATCAATGTATTCATCTGCCCATTCAAGCAATCTCTCCTGGTCAATATCTTTGGGAAGTCTTGCCATTATTTTTTAAATAAAAGTGACCATTCAGTCGGTAGTGTTAATTTCTTTTCTAAGCTAAATCCGAATTGAGCAAAGAACTCAATCCATTTTTCTTCTGATTTTATATTGATATGACCCCAAGCCTCATCTTGTTCGGGAGTTGTAAAATACGGAGTTGAAGAAAATAATAAATATTGGCAATTAATATTGTTCATGTAATCCTTAATTTGCTCATCCGTTAAATGCTCCATTACTTCAATGCTAACAACCATTTGACAATGGTCGGGATAATCAGTAATCTCTTGTAATATAACTCCTCTTTTATAAGCAAATTCTTGATGATATTTATTAGGCTCAATGCCATAATAATTAACTCCTTTCTTTTGCAAGCATTCTCCAAGCGTACCCATGCCAGCGCCTATCTCGATTATGTCTTTAGCATATTCGATAATTATTTCAGCCGTTGCATCCATCAAATTATAATAATCAGGATTCTCAGGAGTTATTCCATTTTGTACTTCAATATCAAAAAATTCTTTGTCGGTTACTTTCAAAATTTAATTGCTTTAGTATCGGTATTAATCTTAATCAAATCAATTTCCGTTTGGTTA